TTACAGTTTTTATCATGATTGTTTTTATTGTTCAGTCTTATAGACATAAGACTGAATATGGTGGTTTTTTCGTTTTAAGTTTATCGATAGCAACAGTTACTTATATTATATACAAAATTGTTAAAAATCATAAACGTAATCCAAGTTATTTAATTTGGTCTGCAACCCTTCCCCTTATTGCCATAATGACATTTAGTTTCTTAATTGGTTTACAACAAGCGTCATTAAAAAAAGAATTTAGTTACTTTCATGATCAATCTAAAGACTACGTGATTATTAGGTTGTATGACGGTAACCTTGTCGCTAAAGAAGTGAATATAAAAGAGCGCAAGCTAGGGAGTGAGATATTATATATACCTAGCTATAACCCAGCCCCTATAACGTTAAATAAAATTAAAATAGAACAATAGATTCATATAGTGGCCTTATGAAAAATAGGTCACTATCGTTGATATTTCATATGAATTTTTAACGACCTTGGTAGTAAAATTATCGTAAATCCCCTACATAACAAGACCATTTACTATAGATCTGTTTTACTCTCAATAAAATCAACTTCCGCTCCTCGCTCACAGCGGACCTTCAGTTTTTTGTCCGCTTCGTGTCAGAAGCGGAAGTAGCTAACAACAGCCTATGTTGATTCAAGGGGAACAGGTCACTGGGTTAATCTAATTATGTCCCTTTAGAACCATCTTTCTTAAGTGAATATATTTTCACTTTATTTTCTACTGCCTCAGTCATAAGGTTTATTTTTTGGCTTTTGACATCATGAGAAGGAAATATGAAGGGTGGCTCTTTATTTCTGAAGAATGGCTTGTAATATTAAAGACATCTTTTAGAATCGTAAAAGCTCCTGTAGCCAACGACACTGGATTTGGTGCACCAATAAAACCTATCAATGAAGGCACACTGTTAAGAAAAAGTTCTTTTTTACTCTTCCGCTTATAGGCTTGTATTTTTTGCTCAATATCTGTCAATCCTTCATCCCACACCCGCTCGACAAAATGTTGATTTATTAGTTGTCTCTTATATGGATCACTTTCTGCTTCTATATCATACGCAGCTTCACGTAGTACAGAGCGGAAAGAATTAAAACTCGGCTCGTAGTCAGTTCTAATTTTGTAGAGTTCACTTGGAGTCAGTCCCTCTAAGAATGGAACGTCTATAGAGAGTTTAACCCTCTGAACTTCATTCTTTTGATCAAGTTTACGAAGAATCTCTCCATGAAACGGGCAATATGCACCCAGGGATGCTCTACATGAATGCGCTTGGTTAAGGTCAGTAATAAGGTTTTTATAATGAAAGAGAACCGTACGGTTTTTTGCTCCCTGCACCCACCGTTCATAACTTTTTTTTCCGCTATGATTTCCCATGACAAGCTCCAGAGATATGGAGCCATCATCATTATCAATGGCATTTTTTATATGTTGATACATATATCCATTTGTATATAAACTTTCACAGTCTTTAATTTCCAACATAATTTCATTCGATAAAACATTTTTGTTTAATAACCGAATTTTATTTGTGTTACCTAGACGTTCTATATTCTTTACGGATAGTCTATTTTCATAAAGACGGGCAATGTTAGGAGGGAGATATCGATATATAAAATTAGCATCAGAGTTATCGTCTAAAATTCCATTGGCCCTCTCCGAATCTTTAATAGAAGATTCGCTTCGTACAAAAACGATAAACTCACCACGGATAAGATCAAAGTTTTCTTTAGCAAACCTGATAAATCTAGCAATTTCCTTCCTGAGATGTTCAACCTTCTCTTTTCTATCGCTTACAATAATTTTTTCAAATGCATTTTCTGTTAGACTCACTCTGTATCGTAGGCTCAATGAATACAGAACATCATCAAGAATGACTCTGTCCATTGAAAACAGTCCACTCTTATACCTTTCAATATTACGATTTCCCGCCATGTAAACATTTAGCCGAGACTCCTGTACAGAATTTGCTTGCTCGATAATCAGTGAATCTATTCTTTTATTATATTCATCTAACTCAATTAGCAATTCATTCAATCCAATATTTTCATATTCCTGATCTAAAAGTCGATCAACCCAGAAAAGGCTTTCTGTGAGGGCATAGAGGTTGTTGTACATATCAGTTCCTTTTTACCAGGCTTCAGTCAGAGTACACTATCATTTTACATTTAAATGTACTTCCAAGCATCATGCTGTTAGTGCTGGATTATAACACTTGGCACCCGTATGTTTGGATAACAAACTGCGTATAATCCTTGTGAGTTGTGATGTCTGTTTCTCGCTCACAGCGGGTCTTCAGTTGTTCGTCCACTCTGTGCCAGGAGCGGACATTGATTATTCCTCACTGTAAAAATCTTAATGCTAACTAGTGGGAACTATAAGTTGTCAATTGACATGATTGTGTATATTTTGCGATGAAAAGGTTAAATTTTGGTGCTGTAATATGGATATTAATGAATTTCCACCGGGAGTAATCGAACATCTTGGCTGGTATGTCTACCGCCTGATTGACCCGAGAGATGGCAGTACGTTCTACGTAGGGAAAGGGAAAGGAAATCGTGTCTTTGCCCATATGCGTGGTGAGGTTGCTGCAGTGGATGATGATGATGAGTTACTGAGTAACAAACTCAAACAACTTCGGGAGATCAGATTAGCTGGTCTTGAGGTTATCCATGTTATACATCGGCACGGTATGGCTGAAGAAAAAACGGCTTACGAAGTTGAAGCAGCTCTCATAGACGCCTATCCCGGCTTGACTAACATCATGAACGGTGCTGGCAGTAACGAGTTCGGTGCTGCACACATCAAAGAATTAATCGCTACGTACCAACCTGAAACAATTACGTTCCAACATAAGACCCTAATGATATCGGTTAACAGAAGCTCAAAGGATATTGACCTCTATGATGCTGTACGTTTTAGCTGGCGTGTCAGCCTTGAACGCGCTCGTAAGGCTGAGGTCATACTGGCGACAGTAAGAGGAATTGTGAGGGGTGTATATATCGCAGATGAGTGGCTCAAGTCTACCCGTGAGAATTTTCCAGAGATACCCTCATGGGATGCGGATGATGAATTTGAAGCTACGCAAAGTTCCCGCTTTGGGTTCCGGGGTAGGGCTGCACCTCCTGAGATTACACAGCTTTATTTAGGTAAGAAGATCCCTGATGATCTCAGAAAAAAAGGTGCTATGTCTCCTGTGAGATATTCTCCCGGATTTGATTTCGGAATGGAACTGGATTTTAGATCGTAGCCAATATATGGCAGTAATGAATATTTCGGGGATCGTGTTTGCCGCGGTCACGGTTACCATTATTAGTGTGCTGAACTGAAATGACTAAGCGAAATAAAACCCCAAAATTTAACTTGGACAAAGCTCGCAAAAAAGAGATTCGCGCAGCCTTAACCAGCGTGGGTATGACCCCTCAACATGATGGCTGGGCGGATTTGTTTATGTACGCTTATACAGATGGCAGCAATTTAAACGGTTTGCAATTGGCCAAAGCCTTATCAGTGCATCCAACGCTGATAAATGGTTTATCGCGCGGCATCAAATTAAAACCAGAGAAAGCGCTCTCCAAAAAACGACCATCAAAACCTACGCTGGCCGATAAACGCCGCGAGGCCAAACAGAAGGTCAATATGGGCTGGGAAGCGCTGATTCGCACTATGCCTATGCAAAAGCCAGGCGCACGCAAAAACCCTGAAACAGAAGCCCTTTGGGAGAATGCCCGTCGCCGTGGCACGTCCCAGGCCAGCACGCCAGCATTTACGCCGACAATCATCCCGCGCAAGGTTTCCGCTCAAATCAACACCGAATTACCAGGCCTGCAATCAACGCAGATGGAAACACCGAAACGGTATGATTCTGTGAGCATGACATCAAAAGTTACGACAAAGCTGGATAATCGCGTCCTACAGGATTTTCTGGCAAAACACATTCCACCCAGCCAGCGTCGTGATGTTGAGCTTTATATCCACAAACACCAGCATGAAGCCACCACGACCATTGAACTGGTACAGCGGTACCTGGATGATCAGGAAGAAAAGCAAATCATCCGAGAAGCCGAGAAGCTGGCCGATGTTGTTCCGGAACTGGTAGCCGATGATCGAATCATCATGTCGCAGGAAGTAGTGGTCGTCGTGGAGGAAGAGAAACCCGCGCCCGCGCTTGGCCAACCTGTCAAACTCCACAGTACCCGAACCGCGCAGCGCATCGTTGAGCAGCGCGACGCGACGGCGCATATGCAGTTTGTTGAATGGGTATGGAATAATTTTGCTGGCCGTTGCGCGGTGACTGGCTGGCAGAACGGCGAACGATTGCAAGCGGCGCACATTGAGCCAGCTACCTCAGGCAATTTTAGCGCTGATAATGGCCTGTTGTTGACTCCAACGATACACGACTTACTAGACGCAGAGCTGATGGCCGTCAACCCTGAAACAATGACCGTACATTTTGCCCCAGGTATTGAGCTCGGCGCGATGTTTGAAGGCAAAGTGATTGAGCCTAAATTATGGCCGCTGAACATGGCCGCGTTGGTTAAACGCTGGAAAGAACGGAAATTCTGATTAAATATTTTAATCACCATCGTGCTGGCTGCCATCGCCTATATGGCGTTGCCTCATCACTCGAATCCGAATGCATAATCTTATCCGAGTGGGGAAAGTGCACCACCAAAACATCGAAACAGGAATAGAAAATGAACGGAATATCAAAAATCATCTTAGCACTGACCGCTGGATTTACGCTGTCCGGATGTGTAAGCCATACCCAAAAAAATTCACAACCAGATCCGGCTGCAATCGAGGCGGCAAAACTTGCGCAGTACACCGATTCACAGCTTTGCCAGGCAGAAGATAATATAGAGCCATTGCTCAACCTTAATCCATCATCTCATCCTGAATTTAATGAAAATTATCGCCGCGCCCAGGCTATTAAAAAGGTGATCGCCTCTCGTAATTTAAGCTGCTACCGCCTGAAAATGGAGAGGGCAGAACAGGCCACACCAGCACGCCCGTTAAGCCCACGACAAAAACAAGCGAGGGCATCCGCTGTTTGCCAGGCTTACGCCCAGCGTACCCGATTTGCGGATCCGACAGTCACATTTCAGATGTGCGGGAAAGGATTCCAGTCTACTTCGGCAAAATGTAAGGAAGATTTGGCGAGTTTTGAACGTGAGTCTCAGAAACTTAGAGGTACGGCCAGAGCGGAATATGTTGAAATTAGCAGTGCATTTCGGGCAGGCTGTGCTTTAAAATAAAAAATGAAGTAATATTAATAACGCAATTGAATTTAAAAAAAATCAATGCCTACTCGGTGCCATATACAGCCATGGTTATTAACAGCAGGGAATAATTCCACACTGAAATTAAATGTCTGCCTTTTACAGTAGAAATAGTTTCTCCAGGACACTATCCATTGCCGGGCACAATCACTCGGGGTATAACGATATAAAATATGTTCATGATAGTGCAGGTTCGTATATTAAGTTCAGCAGCGAAAACATGCCTTACAGGTTTCCGGTTTTGGGAGCGTCGTTACAGGATCCTGCGCATACCGTTCCCATCTGTTGAATTAAAGGTTTCACAGCCTTTGCCGATATCGCCTTTTACCTTGCCTGTGATGCGTTCAGTGCTCAGCGTTGTTTACTGTAGCTCTCGGGACTGATTACAGACCGCGTCTTAAAAACCAATCCTTACTCTAAAGGGAATTCATGAGATTAAAATACTCAGTACTCTTACTCGCCATTGCCCTTACAGGCTGTGATAACAAAAAAGATGAGATCGGTTGTTCTTCGGAAATAACCCAGTCAGCTCTCATGGATTTATTAAAAAAATCTGCTTATGAAGGACTCTCTGAACAGGTCGATAAATACCCTGATGTCACTAATCAGACCAAACGAAGCACATTGGACAAGATCAAACTAGCCATCTCTGAGATCTCCACAACATCAAGTGACACGGGCAGCACAATGAAAACTTGTGAAGGGACCGTGACGATGACTCTATCTGCGAACGAGTACGTCCAGCTTTCAGATGCTTACAGAAAGAATTTTAATCGTAATCTCGACAAGCAAATGGAAAGCCTGTTTTTGGAGAACAACGCAAACGCCTTTTCCAAACGTATCACCTACACCGTGCAGGCGACCGACGATCAGAAAAACGTTTTTGTAAAAACCTCTTCTGATAATCCGATATCAGTGGGCGCCGCTTTACTGACATCACTTTCTATTATCAACCCGATCGTTGAGCAGCAGAAAATCCAGCAGGCTAAGGATGCCCAACAGAGCCAAATTGAAGCGGAACAACAGGTGCAACTCAGGGCGCAGGAACAGGCTAAGTATGAGGCGGAGAAGCAAATAGAGAGACAGGCACAACTTCAGCCACAAAAAGCTGACAGCCTTGATCAGTCCCGAATGGCATTTGCGAATGCCGACTCTGATTTGAGTACCGTCTGGAGCAAGTTAACCCCGGCGAAGAAAAAAGATTTGCTGCCTTCTCAGCGTCAGTGGATCAAAACTAAGGATGCTATGTGCGGTAAAGTTTCAATGCAGGGAACAGATGCTGAAGTCAAGAAAATGCTCGACTGCCAGACGCAAATGACCCTTTCAAGAATCGCTTTCCTCAGAAACCAATAACTGAAGTTTCCTTCAAGCTGGCGCCTGGTGTTAACCTGGTGCCAGCTTAGTCATCAAGTACATACGTTACAGTTTTACATGGGCGGTACTTTGACAGAGTATTCGGCCTCGTGCTGGTTGTGACTAAATACCTTTTTAAGCGCAAATAGAGTATAACCGCGCCAAACATTCAACCTGTCAAAATGCTGAATCAGCAACGGATACAGCCGACTTTTCCCCCATTAGCATCAATTTATCCAGCGTCATACTTCGCAGGTTGTCGCTGTGGATCACCAGATACCCTGCCCGCTCAGCGATCTCTTTGAAAGCGTCAAAGGTCATCAGATGTTCGCCTTTGGCAACATGGCGCATCCTGGTCACTTTTCCATTTTTGATAGTGGTGATAAAAGAAAAATCCGGAATGGTTGGCTGATTTTCATCGAGTAGCAGGCAGTGGATGTATTCAATCGCCTCTAACATTTGCGTCTGTGACAGTTGTTCTATGTGAGAGACGGCGAAACGTTGGTGAATCATGGTGTAGGCATCGGGATACATCATGCCTTTCTTACCGACCAGCATATTAACGGCATCACGTAAGGGAGTACGGTCATCGGTAGTTGTACTCCGCCTCTCTGGGCGCTGGCTAAAATAACAATCTTCAAGCTTTTCGAAAACTTCCCAAGCCTGTTCTGTTTCCAGCATTTTGGCATGGCGAGCTGCGCCGCGTTCTGTCCAGAGAATGAGGGATCGGGTATGTTTAGCAACTGACTGACTATCTGTCAGTCTGTTTTTGAAGTCGCGTAATTCATTACCTTCCAGCTTAAAAAAATGCTTTCCTACGACAAATCTGGCGATGTTGCGCTTGAAGTTTTGCTGGATACCATTTACTTCCGTGCCATACAAACTGGCAAGCAATTCAGTAGTGATGACGGGAAGTTGGTTATGATGTAGCGGAGAAAGGGATTCCGCAGATATTTGGATTGTCATCGCAGTGGCCTCACTTAGTGTTTTTTTCATCACCACCAGCGACGCCAATCATCTGGTGGTGAACTGTGCAGGGTTGGCGTAACCGGCTAAGTGAACCCGGCGCTTCCGCAGAAGCCCCCACACAGCCCACCATAATGCGAATGTGGCCGTGCCTAACACATAAAAAAACCGCTAACGCGGCTATGCGTCACTTAGATATCCGGGACGCCAATCCCGGCAACCGATTTTGCGGCTGCGCGGAAACTATAGCCCCGGGCTTTTTCTAAGTCAATTCAATCAACTTCAAACCTCCGGTGTTCACATTCCATACACTCAACGGGAACATCATCGCGATGCAAGTCCACATATCCGACCCGCTTATACAACTCAATAATGTCCGGTAACGTGACCAGATGTTTTTCCGGTTCCAACACCTCAGCCCTGGTTACTTTGTAATCTGAAATATAGAGCACTATCCGCCCGTTCCGTGGTAACTCCAGTTTATCGCCAAACATGTCCTTTCCCTCCGGGAAACCAATGATATTGACGATATTACACCCACAACGATTCGTTTTACGTCACTCCGCAATCACCATACATACGTACCAATCCGTACATTCCCACCACAAAAATGGCATTCGGCGGGCACTGGTAATGGATTTTTAACGCGTGCTATTGCCTTGCGACGTATTTTCAACTCACTCATACAGCCTCCCTGCTCTCAAATGGGCGAATATTGGTTGGTTCTCCACACGGAATAGCCCAACCCAGCCAGGTAAATATTTTCAGGTCACACATCGCGTCATACCGTTCGCCAGGATTCACATCCACCATGCTGCAGGCAATTTCATATTGTTCACCATTATCAGTCAGTGCGATCTGGTCATTAATAAACCGGGGCACAAATGCCAGAAAAAGTTCTTTCATGAAATCCTCCGCTCAAAATAAACATACTGATTCACCGCACCGATCGACATTTCGAGTTTTTCCGCGATATCCTGGCGATTAATACCCGACTGATGTAATTCCCTTGCCAGCTCGATATCCTCCTGGCGGTATTTCACTGACTGGTGATAATTACCCCGCAGATACATACAGATTTTCAACTCGCGCGCTTTTGTGCGTACCGCAGCACCGGTTCTTCCAATAAGCTGCCCTATACGTTCAACTGTCATGCTGCCCGCACATTGTTTGATGATTACGACTTCCGCACGCACCCACCGTTTGTATTTCATTGCTCCATCCCCCCTCTCCAGTAGTTCAGACGCTCTCTGAAAAATTCCCGGTACGTATCCGGCGTCATTCCGATTTGCTCAATCACGCTTCCCCTCGGAATACGTTTCTCAAAGAGTTGGCGGATCAGCGTCGCCGCTCGCATGTCGTAGTGCTCTTTAAGCAGGTATTCCTGAGGCCATTTGGCGCGGTTGTGTGGTAAGCCGGGCGGCAGGTAATCTGATTGCCCTGCCATATCACGTCCCTTTCTTTGCTATCGGAGTGATGGAACTCAGCAGCAGGCGACAGCGACCGGGCGCGCCAATGCGCTGTCCGGTTATCTTGTCGTAAGTTTCATGCGGTGAGGCACACCAGGTTGTCGCTGTTTCGTGGAGTTTCACTTGCCGCTCACCATTTCTGCGAATCGCGATCCCGATGTGCGTTTTACCCTTACATTTCACTGCTGGCGCTGCGGCTACGGATGCCTGACGGGCAGGCTGAGCTGGTGTTGAAAAATTGCCTGCTTTGGGTCTTGGTACAAAAACCGCACGAGTGCGCGCACGTGGCCCGGCGTTCATATTCCACAAAATGACGTCGAGATAGTTTTTACCGTCGTCTATGTGTCCTTTGTCCGACGGGTACTCTAATTTGCCTGAAATGGTGGTCATTGGTCTTTCCTCGGTTATTTCACGCTGGTCATGCGTGGTTAAAATGGGTCCGTATTAAAGTTTTTGTTTGAATACCGTTTTTCACGTTTTCTCGGTTGCTCTGCCTCCTTCTGGATGCGTAATTTTTCGCGTGCTACGTGTTGATCAATTGGCAGGAAATGCCCATTCCGGAATTCCTGATAAATAATTTCACCTGCCCCGCCAGAACGGTTTTTACCGATAATCACCTCGGCGATACCCTTTGCAGGTGAATCAGGTGTGTAAACTTCATCGCGGTACAAAAACAAAATGCTGTCAGCGTCCTGCTCAACACTGCCGGAATCGCGCAGGTCCGACATCACCGGGCGACGCTGGCCAGCAGGTCGAGAATCCACCTGGCGGGAAAGCTGGCTAAGAGCAAAAACAGGGGTATGCAGACGCATGGCCATAGTCTTCATGTTGCGGGAGATATGCCCGACAGCGAGATCGTGGCGCTCGGCCTTCGGTTTTTTGATCAGGCCCATGTAATCAACACCAATCAACTTCAGGTGCGGATAACGGCGTTTATGAGTCTCTGCAATGGCGCGGATCTGCTCAATCGTCAAATCAGTGGCATCAACAATCCAGATATCGCGATCCTGCATGATTGCAAGCGCGGCGGTTAATCTGGTCAAATCCTCATCGTCCATTTCTTTTGGATTACGCAGACGCGACGTGGACATATTCCCAGCCCCGGCAACGGTACGTTCAACAATCTGCTGAGCGCCCATTTCCATGCTGAAAAACAGTGCGCCGCCGCCATCTGCGGTAACGCCATCGATAATCTTCAGGGTAAATTCCGTTTTCCCCATGCCTGGACGACCGGCAACCACAACAAGGTCGGTCATGTTGATACCGCCCAGGGCGACATCCAGATCCTCGACTCCGGTTTTCAGCATCATTTCCTGCGCGTCGCCAGACATCCGTTTATCAACGGTGTCAATGTAGAGCGGTAACAGCTCTTTGATGTGTACCGGCTGGACTGTGCCGGTAGCGGCGCTCATATCCAGCACCTGAGCAACATGAGATTCAATAACCTCATCACGCTGACTCTGGTTTACAGCGTTACGGATACCATCCGCGCCAGATTGCAACAATGCCGCCATTTTGCGGCTCCGCCATGCCCGCACCATTTTCCCAGCATAGCCTTTCAGATTCGGTACCGTTGCCGGGATCCGGGATATTTGAGACAGATCCGCAAGGCTGGAACCGCCCAGCGCTTCGCTGATAAACAACATGTCGATCATGCCGTTCGCCAGTGCCTGCTTTTTGATTTCGCTGAAAGCGCGACGGTGAAACACGATGCTGAAGGCTTCCTCCGGAGTAGTGGCAATCACATCAAACGCGTCAGGCGTCGCGCCACCGTTAATCAGACCAGCGAGAACGATCGCTTCCAGTTCTTCTGGATTCATAATGCCCCTTCCCTGGTTTTACGCAGTGTTTCTGGCTTCATCAGGTAATCAAACCCTGCCCGCCAGCCGGTGCGATATTCGCCGCCGAAATAGAAGTCTGGGGCGTTATCGCGGAATTTTTCGAAGTAGCCGATAAATGCGCCAAGAGTTTGCGTGCGCATATGTGCCAGCAGGCGCAGGATTGCCCGACGGCGGTCAGTATCAATTTCAGCTATAGGTAGCAGGTCGCCCAGAATCTCGTTGTAGCCCTTCACAACTTCAGCAGGGTCAACGGCAGCCTCAGCAGTGGCCCACGTCTCAGCGTCAGCCAGGTATCCGTCAAACCGGTTTACGCGGCAAATGTTCGCAGGTTTCGGAACGCTTCCGCTACGACGGCGCCATGTCGCAATAACCCAACGAATTACTAACTGAATCTCAGCCACGCTGTAACCAGCGCGGGTGGTGGTGGCAGTTAGCAGCATGACAAACGGTTTAACGTCGCGGCAGCGGGTACCGACTTTCTCGTTGTAGTAGTTCAGAGCTTTTTGAGCGTCAGCGAGAATGATTTCCTCGCCCTCCCCCTTTTGGGGGTAAGGGGGATCTTTTATCTCTGTAGTACTCTCTGTTGTATTCTCTGTAAGAGATTGGGTCATTTTGACCTTAGCGCATGGGTCAACTTGACCTGATGCTTGGGTCACATTGACCTCTTCGATTGGGTCAACTTGACCTAATCGATTGGCCACAGGGAATGTTGTCTCTTCAATCTTACATAACTGGGCATAATTGATTGAATACCACTTGGTTTTATCCCAGGCATCACTGTTAAAGTTCCCAGTAAATACCACATTCAATTTTTCCAGATTGGCCAGCACGCGTTTTATTGTCGACTCGCTCCAGAACGGGAATTGTTCTTGCCAATCGGTCACACTGTTGTACACCCAGTGGCGATTTTCGAAGAAATTTTGAGATGAATTCAGCCAGTAGTGGATTTGCTGTAGAACGATGGCTTCATTCAACCCTATAGTGCATGCCAACGTGGGCAGGACCTGAAGGGGGTTTTCGTTAATCAGCAAACGACTCATACTCAGATCTCCAGAGCTTCGGCTATCTGACGACAACCGGCTTCATAGTCCGCATTGCTCAGCCCTTTGTCGCGCAACTCGACCTTCCTGGATTCATACTGCTCCCACACCGAAAGCGCGGCAGCCATACGCCCATCAAAAATAGGTTGGATCTCTGCAACATGTGCCGGGCGTCCATTCAGGTGCCAGCCGTTACGCCAGGTAATGCGGTCAATATGTCTTAACATCGGTCTTTCCTCGGTATAAGTTAAACGCTGGTCAGGCGCTCATGCATGGTGGCCTTGCGCAGTGCTTATCACTGCCCCTCGCGTCGCTACCAGCGCCGCTATTGCTTCGTCAATTTCCTGGATAGTTAACTCTGGCGCGAAGTGGAGATGTACAGCGTTAATCGCTTCCACCCCTTCTTTTGCCGCCAGCGTTGCCAGCAAAACGGGATCGCCCGGCGACTCCAGACGCGCCCGCCGTTCTGCGGGTAGCACGGCTTTCATCACACTGGCCAGCACCTGAGTTTTTCGGCGCGCCGCCGTTGTCTCGCCACGTAACCAGCGAAAGATTTTCTGCCGGTTGTTGTTGATGGCTCTCCAGTCCACGTTACCGTCCGCGTCCTCAAATTCATGTAGTCTCAACTCATCATTGCGTCCCTGACTGAACCAGGCCCGGCAGATTTCAATTGTGACGAGTTCCTGCCCTGCCCTTGCCGCCCAGGTCAAAATCTCTTTTTGTAATTCCTCTGGGTTTTCCATAGCGTCTCCTGTCGCTAAAAATTGATTACGCTTAATCAGATGTAATAAGCCGCCCTTTGCTAAGCTTTTTCATGTTTTGGAACATCGTAAAAAGTCGGGTCATATTTCAGTGCTCCGTTAGTGATATGGTCGAGTCGAGCAGCTCGCTTTTCAGGAACTGTTGCCCCCCAACGAGTAACCGCCACTTGAGATATACCCAGCACCTTGGCTGTGGCTGTCTTTGAACCAAAAAAACTAATAACCGTCTCTGTTTTCATAATCCCTCCACGTAACTTTTGTTAGCAACATAAATACTAACGAAAGTTATGTCAAGTTAACTTATATTATGAGGATGAAGAATTTGATGCTTAGCGACCGTTTATCTCAAAGACGCAAACAGCTTGGTCTAACCCAACAACAGCTTGCTGATATGGTTGGAAGATCGAGTGTGAGCGTTTTTAAATGGGAAAGCGGACAAAATGAACCAAAGGGTCAGAACTTGCTGGCTTTGGCCAATGCACTTAAGTGTTCTGCCACATGGCTGCTTTTTGGTGACGAAGACCAGGCACCAACTCCGGTAGACGAATTACCAACAGAGCTGGATTCACGTCAAAAAAGATTGTTAGAGTTATTTGATTCATTACCCGAGTCAGAAAAAGAAAAGCAACTAATTGAATTAGAAGATAAAGTTGAAAACTTTAATCGTTTATTTGAAGAGTTACTGGTTACCAGAAAGAAACTAACCCCCACCAAAAAATAAAATAAAGGCAATGTTTTCAATGCATTGCCTTTATTTTTACCCCAAATACTAACCTTTGTTATAAAACGCCTTGCACATAAAATTACCTTTAGTTATATTCATTCCATCAACAACGCTTACCCAGCGGCAGTTGTTCAGAAACAAGTTCTGACAGCCGGAAAGACGGCACCAAATTTTGCGCGTCGGCGCCAACACGATGACAGAGGGAAAGACTTCACCGGCATATGGCACATGTGTCGAAGCGGTCTGGATGGAAGCGGAGCCTTAACGCGTTGTCTCCATAGCAGGTAGCCGGAATGTGCAAGCCACAGCCAGGTATGAGCGATTGATTCACCATCAAGGCGATACGGTGTGACCACCAGGGAAGAGTCCTGGCTACAACACGAGAGCGCACTTCATCGACTCAACTTTGAGCTTTGTCGTTAAATTTTGAAATGGCGGAGTGCGCTCCCGGTTGTGGTGAACAGGTGTTTAACGGGAACTCCCTGCCCGTTACCCGGTTCGATTCCGGGCGCTACACCGTAATTATTGGGACCCTCTGGTGAAAGCCAGAGCCTCTCGCAGAGAGGCGCAACGAGGAAAGACCGGGCATGACCAGCCCTGACAGCCGGAAAGACGGCACCCTTTAGATGGCAAAAGACCCGCACAAGGCGGGCCAGTTACCCCGAACGGCGACCAAACCATTCGGATATGGTGCAAGGGACCAACCTTACACCGAGGAAAGACCAACGACAGAGCCGCTGATCGGTTCTGAGTATACCCCACCAAGGAGTCGCTATGGAAGCGCGCACCATCCCAGTAACACTCTTTATTAATTATGCAACTTCAACTTTCAGCCACGAAAAGCTGCTTGTTGCGACTGTTGATATGTCAAAAAATTTTCCAGACAGGTACATCCTTCTGGAAAGCCGCGAAATTGAAATTACCGTCAACCAGCCCCAGCCAATCGACATCATCGGTTTACAGGTCGAGCAACTGCGTGAACAAAAACAGAAAACAGTCGCCGAAGCCCAACAGCGTATTGCTGCTATCGATGACAAAATCCAGCAGTTACTTTGCATCGAATACACGCCAGATACTGATGAAATCCCCTACTAAAGACCACTGACCTGTAATGAGGAAAGACCAATGACCATTTTTAACGGCTTGTTAGAAGCGAAAAAAGGCGCGCTCAAAAACGGCGCGATCCCGGCGCTGGCCATCGCCATCGACGCCCCTAACAAAAAAGTTGCCGAGAACATCATCATCGGCAAATTGTGGGAAGCCTACCCTGACCACGGCGACAACTATTTCAAACCTAAAATCTGGGAAGATGCCCCGGGCCAACCGCGCCCAGGCGTTGGTGAGTTTGATGAGACGTTCGCCACAGAACACAGTTTTGATGGCGAAAAATGGGTAGTTAACACCCCCGTTGTAGATAGCGGTTCAGCAGATATCGCACAGGTTAACGACCTGATGAAACTGCCGGCTCGTGAACGATTCGCCGCCGTTCTGCTGTTCAGCCACGACGCCAACGAAGTCGACAGTGAATTGCTTGCGCAGACGCGTGAATACCTGGAGATGCTCGACAACAGTGATACTGACAGTGAGGATGAGGTTGACGCATTTAACCGCATCGTTCTTGATGCCATGGTGGCGTGTAAGCCCATCGAGTACATGCATATTGCTGGATTGAATAATCTGGTACATGCAATTTTGGCAAGTTGCGATACCCAGGAACAAAACCCGACCAGTTGGACTATCTCCAAATTTATAAAAAAATGGGTAGAGAATCCCGGTAAACGCGATGAAATGCTGCCGGAGGTAAAACCAGAAACAGCATCCGCACGTCCTTACCAACAGACTCACGCCACACTGGATCGTGAAATTGCCTGCGCCCTGTTACCCGTTGGCCCGGAAAAAATCACCCCCAGCGTCCTGAAAGCGGCAGACGAAATAATCAGCCAGGATCGGGAGGATTTTAAACGCTGGTCAATGGCCTTGCGCACAACGGATCAGATCCTTGCCTATGACCGCGCATCAGTATTCGGTGTTATTCAGAGCGCCCCCGCAAAAGACACGTACCACTTCCCACAATCCCTGCGCAGTCACATCGACAACTGGCTGCAAGCTAACGGGCAGCGTGATGCAAATGCTGTTGAAGAGAAGCCAAAGGAAGCAGCACCAAAGGATGATGTAAAAGTCACCAACCACGGCGGCGGACGATTCTCAATTGATGGGATGATGTCAGAAACACCCTCAAATCATGGCGAAAAAAGCGAAGCTGCAAATGCTGGAGAACGTAGTTTGCAGCAGTTGCGTGAGCGGTTTGTCACGCCTCGCCATGTGTATGACGTACCTGAAAATAACGCCGTCTCACAGAGGGAACCTGCAGCTATTACCCCGGCAGAAGAGACTCCTCCACAAGAAAAACTTAGCGAGCAGGTAAAGGATCTGGTGCAGAACGTTGACGCGCTGGTTGAGCGGATCCATACCGAAGAGCACAAGCGGCAGAATGCAATCTCAGCTATCGAAACGGAGTTAAAGGACTCCGACGACACAGATAACCTGGCATTGTGGAAGAACGTATTCAAAACCGATGAGCGCTTCACCAGTGCTTTCTCTCAGAACGGCGGCGGCACATCCATCAACGGCACTTATATAGCGATGAAAGCGACTCGCGAATTTGGGCCGTTTGGTATTGGCTGGGGTGTAGAGGTGGTGGAAGAGCGTTTTGATAAAGGCGCACCGATAGTTCGCAAAAAACAGGTTGGTGAAAAAATAGAATGGGATCTGATTCAAGACGGTGTTGGCGGGTACCTATGTGAAATGCACCACACCATGAAAGTTAGAGTCTGGTACATATTGAATGGAGTGCGCGGTGAGTCCGAGGCTTACGGATGCACACCTTATATCTACGACACTAAATACGGACCAACAAGCGACGGCGAAGCGCCGAAGAAATCCTGGACGGATGCTGTTAAGAAAGCGCTATCCCCTCTCGGATTCAGCGCCGATATTTTCATGGGCCTGTACGACAATCCGGAATACCGCCAGAGGAATAAAGCTGAGTTTGATATCAAGAATGCCAGCGAGAATGCGGAAGATGCTACCCGTCTGCGTAAGGAACTGGATGAGAAGCTTATCAACGTTGCCAATACGCTGGCCTCCGCGGTAACCACTAACGAAGTAAACAAGGTATTTGGCCTCATCGCCCGCGAAGTGGATGTACACCGAAAAGCAGCAGAAGCCAAAGGCGATAAAGAATATTCATCGTATCTGGGATCGCGCCTGCGCCGTATCACCGACATCAAAACTGAACGCCTCGCCGCCCTCACCGCTGCACAGGAGCAAACCGCATGAGCACCGCTATCGCTATTGCAAAAGAATATGCCAGCCTGATTGACCTGCTGGAAACCTCCGACGAACTGACGCCAGAGATGATCGCCGACACGCTTGAAGGTATGGAAGGAGAACTGGGAGACAAACTGGACGCCATGATGGTCATCTGCCGCAATTTACAGGGCAATGCCAATACCTGCGCTGAAGAAATGTCTCGCCTGGCTACCCGTAAGACGTCCTTTGAAGACAAGGAAAAAGCAATCCGAAAGCATATGCTCGCCTGCATGCAAGCTGCTGGCCTGGATAAACTGAAAACCGCAAAAAACACATTTACTGATGCACAGGGGGCTATCTGGGTAATTATCGATAGCAAAGATAAGATCCCGGATGAGTATGAAGGCGTGTCACTTGTTGATGTAGAAACGGTTATTACACCAAACAAGCGAGCCATTAAAGAAGTGATTGAATCTGCGGAGGCGGTTGCCGCCGAAATACTGGCGCGTGGAGAAACACCACCAGCCGAGTTATTAAACCCGGTACCAGGCGCACATCTGGAACGCGGCGAACGTTCACTGAGGGTACGCTAATGCTTAAACTCACATTAAAGCGTGGTGACGCGGTTCACCTGGTACTTGCCGATGGAACCAACGGCATTATTGAAGCACGGAGCCGCTGCGAACTTGGGCTACACCTGCCAGAAAACATTAAGGTCACTCGGGAGAAATCGGCATTCCCCCCACCAGAACTGATTACGCCTAATCAGAAATAAAAACTCACCATCGCTAGCATTGCGATTCACCAGTAACCGGAGGATCACAATGCTGCGATGGCAACCGGGAGCAACTCTGCTCTCCGCATTTGATATCAAAATTGGCCGACTGTCGGCCAGCGTCAGGAAACAGGCTGTGACCGAGTCTGATATTGCCCGTGCCTGCAAGGCGGCAGATGACGCAATAAGCTACATAATGAGGAAAGACCATGAGAAGCGATCACGACATAATCACCAGAGAAGAAATGGTCGAGCTGACGGGAAGCCCACTTAAATCAAAGCAATGTGAGGCTCTTCGCCGGGCTGGAATTTTCTTCATGGAAAGGGCTGACGGGCACCCAAAAACAACCTGGGGCCATTTCATGAACCCAATAAAATTTCGCAATTTACAGGAGGTGACGACGCGAAAAGATGATGAACCTGATTTTGGAGCAATATTTAATGGCCGGAAAGAGAAAGAACCCAGCAGATAACTGGATGCCGCCTCGTGTTTACCAGGGCAAAGCGGCCTACGAATTCAGGAATAAAGATAACAAAGCGATACGCCTGTGCGCATTGGATGCGCCACGATCAGCCGTATGGCTGGCATATGAAAAAGCGGTCGGTGACGAAAAAGAAAGAAATACTTTTCAGGCGCTCGCGGAACAATTCATGACCTCCCCTGATTTTATGGATTTGGCAGTCGAAACCAGGAAAGACTACACAAAATATTCCGGAAAAGTTCTGCCTGTCTTCGGGAAGATCGACCCGGATAAAATCAAACCTGAACATATTCGGCGCTATATGGATCAACGCGGTTTATCAAGCCGAACTCAGGCAAACAGGGAAAAAAGCTTTATGTCCAGGGTATTCCGTTGGGGTTATGAACGAGGTTATGTCCAGAGGAATCCTTGTCAGGGAGTTAAGCAGTTTAAAGAGACAGCACGCGAACGTTATATTACGGATGAAGAATATCAGGCCGTTTATGAAGTATCTCCTGATGTTGTTCGCGTGGCAATGGAGATTGCCTACTTATGCGTGGCCAGACAGAGTGATGTACTTTCATTGCAGAAAGACCAGCTGTTCGATTCCGGGATCTACATTCGTCAGGGAAAAACCGGCGTTAAGCAAATCAAAGCCTGGTCGCCTCGTCTGCAGAAAGCGATAGCTCTGGCTCGTTCTCTGCCATTAAAACCGGGAATCAGTAGCCTGTTTGTGATTCATCAAACTACCGGAGGCAAGTACACCCGTGATGGTTTTAACTCTCGTTGGCGTGATGTCAAAGCGGCAGCACAGGAAAAATATCCTCATCTGCAAATAGACTTCACATTTCATGATCTGAAAGCAAAAGGTATCTCTGATCTGGAAGGCAGCCTGGAAGAGAAGCAAGCAATTTCCGGGCATAAGAACCCACGACAGACAGCAGCATATGACCGAAAAGTTAAAGTAGTGCCCGTAGTTGGTGGCCAGAGAAAATGAATGATGATGCGTCCAGAGAAAAATCATCTTCGGACGCATCTTCGGAAATGAAAAAGAAGATACAAAAAAACCACCCGAAGGTGGTTTCACGACACTGCTTATTGCTTTGATTTTATT